CAAAACATTAATTGAGCATAGTCTAAAATGCCAGTTTTGCGCCCATATTAATTACCCTTGCCGTATTAACCCAGCATCAACTAGCCACTTACAATTACCGCTATTACCGAATAACGAATAACGAAACGTTTGATAGGAAATCAGCTCCAAATTGTTGCTTATACGTCATAACACACCCTGTAACTTAATAATAACGAAAGAAAACAACAACCCATTGATATAGAAGGAATTTAATTAATTAGCGTGTATCTTATTGGTAGATAAAGGGCGATATAAGCATATGTTTGAGAATGGTGAGCCATTTTGTCGCCACATAGCGCCCCCTTTCAATAGGGAAAATAAAGCCCTAATAATTTTAATAAATTACCAACAAATACTGAGTTTAGTAGAGGATTTTAACTTGCTAGACGCTATAGATAAGTTTAATAATTAAATATGATCAGTAAAGAAACCACTGTTTCATGCGGTGGGTTCTTATGGCATATTATTCATCGGGTTAAATAATACTGCGTCATTTAAATGTGACGGTGAAAAGTGTGCGTAAGTCATCGTTTGTTTAATATCACTGTGTCCAAGTATTTGTTGCAGTACCAATATATTTCCCCCGTTCATCATAAAATGAGTAGAGAACGTGTGCCGTAATACATGCGTTGCCTGACCTTTTGGTAAGTCAGTTATACTTGTTTTTATTCGGTTGTGTATCATTTCGTAACTACAGCTAAATAATTTACCATTTTCACCTGTATATATTTTATTGTAAAAAGATTGTGAAATAGGCACAGTTCTATTTTTCTGCCCTTTTGTTTCAGTAAATGTAATTTTATACGTTGAGAGCTGCGATCCTTTTAAGTTTATTGCCTCACGTATTCTCGCACCAGTCATTAAGCAAATGAGAATAACGTTTTTAATGTCTACACCATTCGGCTTTAGTGCTACCGATTCTAATAAATCAGCAATTTGCTGTTTATTTAAAAAATTTAATTCACGCTCTACGCTTTTTAAAGGTTTGATACTTTCAACTGGATTAGCATGCTTCCATTCATTCAAGCGAGTCAGTTCATTAAACATCGAACGTAAAATCCGAATATCATAATTTTGTGTGCTTTTTGCTATTTCTTCGGCCGTTCCTTTTTTGGATAGTCTGCCCGCTCTATAATATGCGATATCATTACTAGTTAATCTTGATGCTTTGGGATTGTTTAAATTTTCACAAATTATTTCCAAACGTCTGCGAGCCTGCTTACCTGACTTTAAATTTTTACCATGCAACAAATACCATGTAGTAATGAGTTCAAACAATGTTCGATTATCAACTTTATTTCCTAGCCAAGGCTTTTTATCAGCCTCATTCATTGTGTGATTTTCAAATGCCAGTGCTTCCCCTTTTGTTGCGAATCGCTTTCTGATTCTTCGGCCACTGCGACCCGTTGGGTAACATTCACATAGCCAAGGCTTTTTATTACCGTCTTTAAGATTTCTGACTGCCATTGGTTTCAGCTCCGATTACAATGTGGGGAATTAAACTACTATTTTGGCTCTTTGCAGTACTCTTACCATCCTTCCTATCACCCTGAATCGGCCACGATACTCTTTACCAATGAAAAACGTACTATATGCTGAGTTGTCACTTCTTATATGATATCCCTGCTCAATAAAATCATATTGTATGCGTTTCACTAGAATTTCATCATCAATACGAATGACACAAATCCCGTCACGGGCATCTTTAGGATCATCAATCAGTTCAACAAGCATAAGGTCACCATCAATCAATGTCGATTCCATTGAATCTCCTGAAACTGGCACAACATTGAGCTTTGCCCCTCTTAAACCTTGTTTATATAACCAATCTTGGGAAAATGAAAAAGTAGCAACAGGTTCTTCAGACACAACTAAACAGCCATTGCCCGCGCTTGCTCTAAAATTATATTGAGGGATAGTGACTAGGCCACCATTTATTTTTGATAAACCCCTATTATTATCTTTTTTAATTGTTGAAAACTTCATTACGTTTATACCTAATTATCTACTTACACTTTCGAATAAGAATATCCCGAAATACTTTATATTCGGAATTAACTATAGGTGCTGTATAAGCATCCAGTAATAGGTATTCTACATGCAAGTCTATATATCCCCTAATAAACACTGTATAAAAAAACAGTTCTTTTCACGGAACAATAAAGCAAGGTTTTATTGAAGTCCTCAAATAATTTTAACTTAAATCACGCTGCACGTAATATTCGTAATAATAATCCCCTTCCCCCAGGTTCTATGTAGATGACTAGCCTTTCATTTTTGATCGTTGGAGTACTCTTACCATCCTGCCTATTACTTTGAATCGATCATGATATTCTTTACCTACGAAAAATGGGCTGTATGCTGAGTTGTCACTTGTTACATGATAGCCTTCTTTCATAAAATCATATTGTATTCGTTTTACTAGAATTTCGTCATCAACCCGAATGACACAAACCCCGTCACGCGCATTTTTAGGATCATCAATCATTTTGACAAGCATAAGGTCTTCATCAACTAGCGTCGGTTCCATTGAGTCACCAGAAACAGGCACAACAGAGAGTTCCTCTCCTTCTAAACCTTGCTTCATTAACCAGTTTTCAGAAAATGAAAATTGCGCAACAGGCTCTTCAGAAACAACCAAACTGCCATTACCCGCACTTGCTCTTAAATCATATTGGGGAACATTAACCAGTCCATTATTTATTTTTGATAAACCACTATTGCCCTCTGTTTTAACTGGTGGAGGCTCTATACCTGTAACTAACCAAGTAAGATTTATATTCGCAGAAGTAGATATTAGAACGAGTCGGTCTAAAGTTGGATAACTATCACCGCTCAAATAATTCATCACAGTACCTGCGGAAAGAGTGCATCTTTTTGCAAATGATCTAATTGATTCATCTCCAATAACTAATTTCAATCTTGAACTAAAACGAGAAACATCCATCAACGCATTGGTATCAATGCCTTTTGCAGACATTGGGATCCCCGTATTATTGTAATTCATCACCATAATTCCTCATATACAAAGCTCAACTAAGAATAATTAAATCCGCGAAACGATTAAAAAAATAACCACCACGCCTTTACATGCTCAATTATATGATCAATACTGTAATCCGATTATATAATTGGGTTCGATTAGCGGAACCGTTAACTGGAAAGGATAACAAAATGAGCGACAAAAATCAGAATTGGCATCAGGCTGATATCAAAGCTGCAATAGAAAAAGCAGGATTAAACATGTCACAGCTATCTAGAAACTCAGGTTTAGCAGAGGGCACGCTTCGTAATGTGTTTAAGCTTCGATACCCAAAAGCACAAAGAATTATAGGCGATGCCATCGGCGTTGATCCGAAAGTAATCTGGCCTTCACGTTACGAAGACGAGGTATAACATGGCGAATCTTATCTTTCACGTGGATGCACCGTACGTCAGTAAAAAAAGATATGCAGAATTAACAGGCTTATCAATAGACACTATCAGTAAGCGTATCGGCGCGGGGAAAATACCTATCGAACCGAAATCTTCCGCCAAAGGCCTTGTACTAATCAATATGGTGGCTCTTTATAAACGAGCTGATGAGCAGGTTTTTTAAATATGCCGTATATCAATTTCATTTCAAAGTACAGATATGAGCTTGCACTGTTTGCGCCTCCTATCATTTATTTTGTTCTTATAATTTGTACTGCTGTGCACTTCATTACTGCATAGCTACATCATCGCAAATAAGGAAATTTGTTCAATGTACAAATCAACTGAGAATGTACACCACACCATTAACACGGCCTGTGTTCGGTTTGCAGCTACTGAAAATATAGCTGAACTTGCCAAAGAGTGTGATATGCGCGGCGCGATGCTACGCAATAAATTAAATCCAAATCAACCACACCAATTAACGGTTACAGAATTAATCAAAATAACTCTGGCAACGGACAATCACGACATTATCAACAGTGCGATCGCCCAAATAGGGTTAACCGCCGTTCGCCTACCAAAGCAAGCCGATTCAAAACCATTAACAATTTGTTCAATGAGTGTTGCCGCTGATACAGGCGAGATCAGTCGCCACATATTAGAAGCAGAATCTGAACGTCGATTAACGCGTCATAAGAAAGACGCAATTATCAAAAAAGCACAATCCGCTGTCCGTGAATTGGTTTTTCTTATGTCAGACGTTGAAAACCGCTGTGGTGCGGGGCCGTTCGTGTCCATGTGTGCAGATGCAGTTATCAATGGAATGCCATTACCAGGTATGTAAGAGGGAATTGTTATGGGACAAGCACAACTCGTACAAACACAGCACCAAGACAC